GCAAATGGGTGGTCATTCTTAAAGAAATTTAATTTGGAGAAAAAAATGAAAAAAACAACAACCACCCAAAGGAAGGAATATTTTATGAAAATATCACTAATAACAAATAGAACAAATAGCGAAAATATGCAAATAATTAATTAAATGTTAAATAATGTGAATATATGTGTTGACTATGTTGTATAAATGTTTACTAATATATTTATATTATGGAGAAAAAAATTATGAAACAAATATCAAATGCTAACGAACTTGTAAGAAGTGCAAAAAAATCTCATGTTGAAATGTATGACCCTTTGTTTGAAAAAACTATTTTACATACATTTTATGAGGACAAAGAAACTAACAAACAATATTTTGTAGGAATTGATATTACTGATTTAGGTAATGTTAAAATTTGCAATATTGAAGAAATTATAAACGAGGTGGCTCAATAATGAGCCATCTTCAACAGGAGAAAAAAATTATGAATATACAAAAAGAATTAGAATTAGAATTAGCTAACGATCATCATTATCAATTATTATTAGGAGAAATAAAAGACTTACATAAAAGACAAGCTATTCTTGAAACAAGAATTGCAAGTTATGATAAATTAAGATTGAGTATTGAAAATCAAATATCTTTTAAAATTAGAAATAAAAAATTAAAGGTGGCTCAATAATGAGCCATCTAAACATGGAGAGAAAAATTATGAAAGCAAAAAAACTATTAGAAGATAATCAAGATATAATTCAAAGAGGAGAAAGTATTTTCAGAGACTTTCATGGTAAATTACAAAACCACGATAGATGGGACGGAAGTCAAGATAATTGTATTCATTGTAATAAACCTTTGCATATACACTCTATTGAAATTGATTTGGACGAAAAAGATAGATCAACTTACCACCCTGAATTTGATGGTGTTTCAGTAACAGGTTTTGTTGCAGTAGGAAATTGGTGTTTAAAAAGTCTTGGTTTATGGAAAGATGTAAAAGCATATACTGACTTAATGAAAAAATATCACAAACTTAATGGAGAAAAAAATGTCTAGTGAATTAGCATTATTAATTTTTATCATGAATGTATCAATGTTTTTATTGGTACAATATTTATAGGAGAAAAAAATGAACATAGAAACTAAACTTATCAAATGCAAAATGGAATTAGACAAGATTGCATTGAGAGACCCAATAACAATACAACAAGTTTCCATACGAAAATTATGGGAGAGAGTCCGAAGTATCTTAGTAAGAAGATATAAAAGACTAGAAGATTAGGAGAAAAAAATGCAACCATTTATAAAAGCAAATACTTCAAACTTTAATGATATTCCTGTTAAGGAAAGAATAAAGTTAATTCAAAAACAAAGTGAGAGCTTGGGAAAACAAAACAGATTGACTTGGAAACAAGCAAAAGGAACTCTTGAATATATTATGAGAGGAGACCGATATATAAATGATACCTATGAAGTTCAGCATCAAACAGCAAAACAAGTTACTGATGTTTGGGAAGAAAATTTTAAAGGTAAAATAGATTATCTTTCTATTAAGAGGAGAGATAGAAAACAATGTAGAAATTGGTCTGATTTTCAGGAAATAAAAAATTTATTATGTCCTGATGGAGATAAAAGATATGCAGTAGAAATTTATCCACCTGAAAGCAGATTAGTCAATACTGCAAATCAATATCATATTTGGGTTTTACCTTTAGGTTTTGATATTGGTTTCGGATTTCCAACAAGAGCAGTTCTTGAAACTAATGGTTATTCTACAACTGAAGTAAATGGAGTTAAATTCACAACAGGTCAAGGAGAACTAAATGACTAAAACTATTTGGGAAGTTATTGAAGAACATAGTAAAAAAGAAAAAACTGCTGAACAAGTTTTACAAGCAGTATTAAATCACTACAAAAAGAATGGAGTGCTAATTACACCATTATTTAAAGCTAATACTAAGTCAGCTATTATGGAGTATGAAGCATATCAAGAGGGTTTTCTAACTCATCATGCGAGAGAGTTATGAAAAAAATACTAAAACTTACTGAGCCTTTGGCTGATACTTACCCAGAGGCTTATAAAATTTTAGTAAATTATTTATGTAAATGTTGGAGAGAAAGAAACTATCAAATGTTTTGTATGTTCAACAAAAAAAGGAAATATTTTATGGAGAGACTCAAATGATTAGAATATTTTTATTATTAACTATTTTGTTTTTGGTTAGCTGTGCAAATCATGAACCTTTAGTAGATAGCAGAGGTAAATCTGAAGCTAATATTGAGGGCGATATGAACCGCTATCATGACGACTTGTTTACCTGTCAGCAATTAGTTGATGATAACACAAATGATTTTGTAGATGCCACAAGGGTCATTTACAATAATTTTAGATGGAGAGTTTTATGGTTGAGTCCTAAGCTAGAAACATCTAAAGACTATATAAATAATTGTATGGCTGGTAGAGGCTATTCAATAATTAAATAAGGAGAAAAAAATGCAAAATATAATAAAAACTATTTACGACAACAGTAAAGATGGGAGACCTAGCTTTAATATAAAAACTGAAGATGGAAGAACTCTTTATGCAAATGAATATGTTGATCTTGAAAGAGGAGACAGTTTTACTTGCGATATGTCAGAGTTGAAAACCTCAGCTAAGGGTAATCAATATTACAATATTAGTAATGTAAAAAAACTTGGCGATATGCAAACACCACCAAGCTATGAACCTGAAGATGTTCCAATGCACAATGGTAATGGTAACTTCAACTCAGGTCTTAGAGTAGATGCTAGTATGTTTATAACAGGTATTGTAACTAGGAGTATGGGTTCAGGTCAGTTTGGAATATCCGATATTGACCCACTTACTGCTGAGGCTGTCAAAGTACACAAAAAGTATTTTGGTTAAATATAAACGCATATTTCTAAAATATTATGGTCTATCTGAATATGATACGATTATGTGCTGGTATTGTAAAAAAAAAATTGCAGTTGATTTACACCACATAGTTTCAAGGGGTATGGGAAGTTCAAAAAAACTTGATGTTGTTGAGAACCTCATACCTCTTTGCAGAGAAGATCATTCTGATTATGCAGTTATAAAACAAAAAGATAAACTAAAACAAATTGTAATGGAGAAGATGAAACATGGGAAATAAACTTAGAGATTATGAGTCGCAACGAATAACTATGGAAGTAGATAAAGAGTTGCTGAACAAATCAAAAGATAAAGTAGAGAAAGCAGTTGGTATGGGTTCTTTACCTTATCCAAAAATATTTAATTATATTATGAAGAAATTTATTGGAGAGAAAAATGGTATTAAGAGAACATAGCAAAAGAATAACTACTTTGTATCAAGGCTGGTTAGCACCTGTTCTACATAAGTTTGTCAAAACAGCTAGGAACAGCAAAGCTAATTTAAAGATTATTTATCAAGACCAATATATGATAGTTCCTTTGAGTAATTTAGAGAAACCATTTAAACAAACTAGAGTCCCAGATAAATTTATCTCAGGTAAAATAAATAAACTCTATTATTATAAATGGAGTCCAATAGATACGAACCAACCAACATTATTAGATGGAGAAAAAAATGATTGATTTAAAAGTATTTGAAAAGTTTGAAACAGAAAGAAATATGCTACCATTTTCATCAAGCAAAATTAAAACTTGGAAAAATAACCCAGCACAATTTCTTTTGACTTATATTTATGGATATCCAAGAACTACGAACCATGCAATAGAAAGAGGTAATGCTGTTGAATTTGGTTTGGAACATTTATTTACTAAAGATGCTAATGTTGAAGAATGTATAGATAAAGCTAAAACTTATTACAAATCAGCAACAGCTTTATTAGATGGAGAAGATAAGCAATATGACATGATTGAGCCAATGGTTAGACAATGCTTTGATGTTTTTGTTCAAGATCAATGGTTTATGAGTTTTCAATCATTTCAAGGTCGTATTGATACAAATATATTAGGAGTTCCTTTTTATGGCTTTACCGATTTTGTTTTTGAAGATGATATTAATAGTATTACTATTGTAGATTTAAAAACAAAACAAAAATTTATGCCAACGCATGATGATATTTTACAAATGGCAATTTATGGCAAAGCTATGAAAGAAAGATTTATGGAAAAAAATATAAAAGTAAAACTTTTGATTTGCACACCTAAAAGGTGTGAATTTATTGATTATCTTCCTAATGCTAAATATTTAAAAGAAATAGAAATGCAACTTGAAAGCTGTGCTAATTTTTTTGATGCTTGTAATGAAATAGATGACATGAAGAAAATAATTGTTCCAAAAATTGATGATTGGACTTGGAATAATAAAGAACTTTTAGAACAGCGAAATGAAGTTTGGGGAATATGAAACTTACCCATGTTGTTTTTGTGGAAGAGATTACATAAAAGAAAATATGATGGGTGTTATGAATAGTGTTTCTAATAACAACATAACTAGAAGAGAATATAGAGATTTTAAAATTGATTGGCTTATAGATAAGTGTTGTATTAGGTGTTATAATTTAAAGATTGGAGAAAAAAATGGCACAAAAGATATGGAAGATGGGAATAAGTCCTGATAATTTTATAGCAGATACAGTAAACCTAACAAATGAAGAATTAGGTTTATATTTTAGATTACTTTGTTATGCTTGGAAGAATGAGGCAACTTTACCTAATGATATGGATAGACTCAAAAGAATTGTTCAAAATGCTGATGAAAAGATGATTAATTATATTTTAGCAACATATTTTAGAACTGATGATAAAGGTTATTACTCTAAGGCACAAAGAGAAGAGTTAGGCTGGGTGCAAGAAAGAACAGAAAAACTTAGAAAAGCATCAAATAAAAGATGGGGTAAAGATATCCAAATGGATAACCAAATGGATAGTAGTCATAGTAATAGTCATAATAATAGTAATAATATAGATATATTTAATAATATATGGTCTAAACTAACTTATAAAACAGGTAATAAACAACAAGCCTTTAAGGTTTTTAATAAACTAAAAGATATACCTGAACCTGATGTGTTGGTAGAAAAATGGGAAAAGTTTTGTAGTTCCCATGATGATAAGAAGTTTATTCAACACTTTAGAACATGGTTAAATAATAAAGGTTGGGAGAACGAGCCGCAAAAACTAGATAAAAAAGATGATTTTGGTATTATAGAAAGAGACCCATTTCTTAACTTATCTTCTTGGCAAAAAGGATTTAGAACCTTAAATGATACAGATCAAGATATTAGAGAGGCATATAGACAAGGTAAATTATCAAAAGAAGCTATGGATAAAATGAGTATTAGTGTAAAATAATATGATGGACGAAGAACTTAAAAAATTATTTATGACTATTCCTGATAGCTATGGAAAGTTTTCAGCTATTATACAAGTATCAGGATTTGATAGTGAAGAACAAGCACATCAATATTTATATGAGTTCCATGATGTAAAATTAGAAGATATTTTAAGAGAGGGTATTACAATTCACTAATGGCAAGACCGAAAAAGTACGACATAGACACAGAGGAAGTACGAAAACTAGCTAAATACGGAATGACAAATGTAGAGATAGCTGACTTCTTTGGGTGTGATGAAAGCCTTATCCGTAAGAGTTATTCCGAATATGTTACAAAAGGGAAAGCTGAGATGAAACTAAGGCTTAGACAGTTACAATGGAAGAGTGCTGAAAAGCTAAATGCAGTTATGCTTATATGGTTGGGTAAACAAATGTTGGGTCAATCTGATATACCTGTAGGAGAAGATAGTCAGCCTTTAGAATGGTCTATTGATTAGTGCCTTTAAGTGAACCACAAAGAAAAGTAATATTATCAGATAAAAGATTTAGAGTATTATTATCAGGTCGTAGATTTGGTAAAACATTTGTAGCCTTAAATGAATTAGCTAAGTTTGGTAGGTTTCCAAACAAAAAAATATTCTACATAAGTCCCAGCTATAGACAAAGCAGAGAGATAATGTGGAAACCATTAAAAGAAAAGATGTTAGCACATAGATGGGTAGCTAAAATAAATGAAACACAATTAACTTTATCTTTACGAAATGGAACAACAATAAGCCTCAAGGGTAGTGAAAATGAGCAGAGCCTAAGAGGTAGTGGACTTTCATTTGTGTGCTTTGACGAAATACAAGACATAAAGCCTGAGGCTTGGTATGAAGTTATTAGACCTACACTTTCAGATAAATATACTATGGGTTCAGCTTTATTTTGTGGAACACCTAAAGGTTATGGTAATTGGTCTTATGAACTGTACTCAAAGAAAGATAGTGAATGGGAAAGTTTTAAGTTTACTACTATTGAGGGTGGTC